TTATTTATACAATTCTCTCATTTGATTAATTTCAGTTATAATATCCTTACAAAAATCATCTGGTGAGATTACTCTGATATTCTTCCCCTGACTTAATAACCACATCATTATTCCCTTACCATAAACCTCAGCTTCTACTATAAATTTATTTTCTAACGATTCTATGATCCTTGCTGTAGGCAACTTATCCAATACTGCATCTATTGAAGATCCTGTAAACTCAAATTTTATTTTCATAAGCTTACCTGCATACATAAATTGAACTCTTTTTCTAAACTCTCCATCTTCAAATCTTCCTGCGCTTGGTATATAGAATTTTTCTCCTACTATTTTATACGCTTTAATTCTATCAACTCTAAATACAGTTGGTGAGTCAAAATCATTGAAATAGGCTATTAAGTAAAAATAATATTCAGAAAAGATAATCGCTACTGGCTTAACTATTCTTTTTACTTCCATGCCATCAATCTTTATATAGGTTATTTGTGTTAATTCCTTACTTCTTATTAATTCACTTAAATCCCATATTTTTGATAACAGAAAGTCACTATGCATCAAAGGAACATAATTTAATAACTCATTACCAACTATATCTTTAATATACTTTCTTTGCACATTATCAACCTGTACCAATATAGAATTGGTCAAATGCTTTAGTTCCTCTCTACAAAAAGCTCTGCTTTCAAGTAATATTTTTGTTATTGATAAAATATCTTCTTTTGTTAACACATCATCTCTATTATCAAGAAAATAGCCCTTCTTATCGCGCTTATATATGATATCTTTAGCTCCTTGAATTTCTCGACTATAATAAAAATAAGCTCTTATATCATCTAAGTCCCTCTGAATTGTTTTTTTATTCACATTAAATAATTCAGCCATTTCTCTTTTATTAACAATCTCACCATGTACTAATTTTGAGTATATTGTTAATATGCGATTAACCTTTACATCTTTTTCATCAATCATATTTATCACCACTATCTATCTTTAATTATAACCATTTAGATAGACACACAATGTCCATGTATGACTAAAATACAAATTTTTTATTAACTTCACTCTATATCTAAATCTGCATGATAGTACACTGTAATTATACATAAAGATACATCATTTTACCATATTTTTCACAAATTTACCATTGTATCATCATATATAAATTCCTCATATCTTCTTAAAAAACAAAAATAGCCAGTCAAGAATGACTCTATCATCCTCAACTGGCTATACAACATACAAACCTTATTCAATTTCACATTCAACATCTGTACCATCAAGCAAAGTTACAATAATCTTATTTCCATCAAGTACACTCATTTTCTCAACTATCCTAAAAAACAAGTCCATATCAAATTCTTTTATTAGCTCTGCATTTTCTATAATTTTTATAAACTGTTTTGCTTTATATCTTACTAATGCATTTTCATTTTGTACTTCTTCATACCACTTTTCCATAAAGTAATCCCTATTTTCAATCATAGCGTTAAATGTATCTATAAAAGCTTTGTATAAAACGCTGTCATCTATATGTTTATTATCACAGCTCTTTTTACCTTTTACTACATACTTTCTATTACATCTCCAAACAACCCTTCGTAATCTTTCATCAGTAGAGTTCCAAATTTTTCTTCCAAAAGAACTGCCGCAGTGTCCACAGATAACTCTTCCTGAAAAAATATTATTTTTTAATGCATACTCTATTTTTTTTAATCCATACTTTTCTATAAAAGTTCTTCTTCTCTCCATTTCAAGCTGAGCTGCTTCCCACATTTCTTTATCTATTATTGCAGGGTGGCTGTCTTCAACATAGTACTGTTGAACTTCTCCTTTATTTTTCACTCTTTTCTTTGTAAGAAAATCTACCGAAAAACTCTTTTGAAGAATTGCATCTCCTTTATATTTTTCATTACTTAGTATACTTCCTATAGTGGTGTCATACCATTTTGATTTTCCATTCCAAATTTGAACTCCTTCATCTTCAAATTCTCTTGCTATTCTACTTGGACCTTTTCCATCAAGGAATTCTCTGTAAATCCTTCTTATAATCTTAGCTTGTTTTTCATTAATAATAAGATTACCATCTTCTCCCTTATCATATCCTAAAAATTTTGTGTGATTTATTGAAACCTTTCCTTGTTCAAATTTTCTTCTAATCCCCCATGTAGTATTCTCTGAAATGCTCCTTGATTCATCTTGTGCAAGCGAACTAAGTATGGTAAGTAAAACTTCACCTTTTGAATCTAAAGTATTAATATTTTCCTTTTCAAAAATAACTGCAATATGAAGTTCCTTAAGTATTCTTACATAATTTAGACAATCAAGAGTGTTCCTTGCAAATCTTGAAATTGATTTAGTTATAATTACGTCTATCTTTCCAGCCTTGCAGTCTTCAATCATTTTATTGAATTGTTCTCTCTTTTTAGTGTTAGTTCCTGAAATCCCTTCATCAGCATAAATTCGTACAAATTCATAGTCCAAGTTACTATTTATAAATGTAGTATAATAATTAACCTGTGCTTCATAACTTGATAACTGTTCTAATTGATCTGTGGAAACTCTACAGTAAGCTGCCATTCTTTTCTTCTGTGGTTGTATATTCTCTGCAATATTTGTTCCACTACCTCTTGCTGGTATAAGTGTAATGCTTCTTGCCATCCCTGAATTCCTCCCTAATAATTATTGGCCCATCTATATTAACTTTCTCAAGTTCTTTTTCATCTATTTTAGTACCTGTGCAGGTACGCTTTGATTTATTAACATAATTACTACATTGCCATACATATTTTTTGAATGGAGTTTTATTACTCCAAAGTCTTCTGCTAAGAACTGCTCCACATTTACTACAATATAGCATTCCCAATAATGGATGTTCTTTTGGCCTCTTAGAAATTCCTCTTCTTTTAATTTCTGATTGAACATTATCCCAAACTTCTCTTGAAACTATTGGTGGATGATTATCTTCAATGTAGTATCTATCAACTGCACCATTATTTATAATATGCTTTTTCTTTAAATGGTCTGGCGTATAGTATTTTTGAAGAATAATATCCCCTTTATATTTTTCATTTTTCAGTATCATAAAGATAGTATTTGACCACCATTTGACACCTGTCACTGTTGGTATTTCTTCAATATTTAATTCCTTTGCAATTACAAATGTACCTTTTCCCTTTAAATAATCTTCAAATATCCTTTCAACTATTTTAGCTTCTTTTCTGTTTATAACCAGATTATCAAATTCATCCTTATCATACCCTAGAAACCTATTTGTGTTTAAATGATAAATCCCTCTTTCAAATTCCTTTTTTATTCTCCATTTTACATTATCACTTACATTCTTGCTCTCCTCCTGGGCAAAAGAAGAGAGGACAGTAAGCATAAGCTCACCATCCCCTGATAAAGTTCTAATATTCTCTTTTTCAAATATTATTTCTACCCCTAAATCTTTTAATTCCCTCACAGTTTCTAAAATAATAGTCGTGTTTCTTGCAAATCTTGATATAGACTTTGTTATTATTAAATCTATCTTTCCTTCCCTACAAAGCTCAAGCATTCTTTGAAACTCAGGTCTGTTTTTAGTTGTTCCTGTTATACCTTTATCTGCAAACACACCAATATATTCATACTCTAAATTATTTGCTATAAGTTTTTCATAGTACTGTATTTGGTTTTCTAGAGATTCACCTTGCTTGTCTTGAACACTTGATACTCTAGCATAAGCACATACTCTTTTCTTTTCTTTTTGCTCTTTTACAGTTGGCTTAATAATATTAACTCGCATAATCTTGCTCCTTTCTATCAAATTTGTACTACTATACATCACTCTTAACTTGATAGAAGTCAAGTTGCTTGCAAATCTAAAGCTAATTATTAAAAATCATAATTGTTGCATCAAAACCTGCTTCCTTTAACTTTTGAACTTGATTTTCAGCATTTTCTCTAACAGCATAAGATCCTACCATAACCCTATAAAGAGTTTGTCCAGTTTCTTGCTGTGTTTCTGCTGAAGTTTCTATATAGTCAATACCAACTTCAGCTAATATTGCTTTAGTTATTACCTTAATAATCTCACTTCTTTTTTCATCAAATAAATTGTTATCTTCACTATTATCAATAAATCCAATTTCTATTAGAACTGCAGCTGCTTTTGTTTCTCTTAATACATGGTAATTTGCTTCCTTAACTCCTCTATCTGTAAATCCTAAAGCTGCAAGTGATGTCTGTATCTTGTCAGCTAAACTTTTAGATTTTGCTCCTGGATTTAAATAAGTGTATGTTTCTACTCCTTTAGCTTGTTCTGCCTCATAAGCATTTCTATGAAATGATATAAAATAATCATATGTGTTTCTATTTTCAAAACTACTTCTTTCATTCAGACTTACTGTAGCATCTGAAGTTCTTGTTTCATCTACTGTAACCCCATGTCTTCTTACTTCTTCCGCTACTTCTCTTCCTAAATTTAATACGTCATCAGATTCCTTTCTACCATTATAAGTTGCTCCTGGATCTTCTCCACCATGTCCATAATCAAAACATAATTTACTCATTAATCTTTTCCTCCTTATTTAACTGTTCTAAAATATCCTTTAGCTTTTGTGGTATTGGTAATCCTATCTTTGCTGAATTTTCTATTATACTTATACCTTCATTAGAGATGTAGAAAAAAATAACAGCAGTACGAATTGCACTACTGTTTTTGATTAAATGAACATCTATAATATTTCCTATTCCAACAAAACTAAAAATCAATACCTTTTTAAATATTCCTCTAAACCCAATTTCACTTGATAGCTTTTTCTCTAGCACTGCTACCATTAAGCCTGTAACATAATCAATGACTACAAAGGTAATTAGTGCATACATAAAGCCATCAACTCCTCCTAAAAACCATCCCATATACCCTCCTATTGCTGTAAAAATTAATTGAAAGGTGTTAATTAAATTTTTCATTTCTCTTTGCCTCCATAGTTTCTTAATTTATTTAATGTGATGGCATATCCAAAGGATTTACATAATCACAAGTAAAATCATATTGTATTTTCATAGTATTAGTTGGTGTTTTGGTTATTGCTTCTGGAAGTAGTGTATGTGCTGAAGCTGGAATAATATATTCTTGTTTCAATTCTCCATAACTACTGTAATCAGAGGTAAACATAGTAGATGTGTCGCCATCCCAAACTACGCTCTTACACATTGTGTTGCTAAAAGTTGAAGTGCCATATGGACTTAAATCAATATTCAACTCCAAACAAGTACCAGAATAAACTACCACCCACAATTTATTATTAGGTATTTTAGTTAAGGTGATTCCATAATAATTTCCACTATATATTTCAACCTTATTAGCAAAGGTAGCATCCTTATTGTATTTTGCTATACAACTCTTATATTTAGACGTCGGTCCTGAAGTTTCTGTACACCCATTATAGGTTATATAAATATAAGTATTATTTACAAAAATATCCCAATAGCGAACATTATAAATAAGATCTGCTGGGATAGCAGCACTTTTTGAATAAGATGTTACTATAGCAAAACTTTTATTAAGTTTCTTAAAAGAACCATCACTTATTAGCATCCAAAAGTTTGTGCCATCATAAGCTATAGATCTTGCTGATGCTGGTAATGTTATATTGCTTTTCTTTTCATAAGTAATTTTGTCATATACATATACAAGTGTTGAATCAACTTTTAAAACATAAAGGTTAGTTTCATCAGTACACAAATTATAATCAGATAAGTAAGTTCCACTATTTCCTTTTTCAAATGATTTTTTAGTATATGTGTAATTTAATTTAGGGTTTTTAACACTTCCATTATATACATATCCTCCTGACCAATATATACTTCTAAAAGTTGCGTTTGCTGCATTTGTTGGAAAGTCCATTACATAATGCTTCGTACCTGTAATTCTTGTGGTTTCACTTTGGTTTACACTTCCTCTTAAATTATCACTTCCACTATATGGATCTACACTATCTGCATAACCTATAACACTTCCCCAAGTGAAGTAGTCATAAGGATCTTCTGGAATATCTCCTGTTGTTAAAGTCATTACCCTAAATGGATATGTTGTATATATATCACTTAATAAATACTCTATACCGTTATCTAATATAGGATAATAAAATCCTTCAAGATAAGCTATATTACCAAACACAGCTGATATTCTATTTTCACTTTTGGCTTCATAGGTCTGTTTTCCTGTAAGTGAATCGTATAATTTCACTGTAGCTGTACCTGTATAGGGCATTATTAATTTTTTCTTTAAGATTTCTATTTTAGTTCCTTTTATTAAGTCTTTGCTGTAAGCTAAACTTTCTTTATAGGCCATTTTTTAATTCTCCTCTCTGTTTATTTTTCAATATAAAAAAACTATTTCTTTTTGGCTTTTTTTACACATACTATTATGTTAAAGCTTGTATTATAATATAAATATAATAGATTTTATTTTGCTTAGAGGAGGTTAGTGTAATGAAAAATTTAATCAATAAACTATTAGGTGCTGCTAAAAAGTATACTGTGTTAGATTATAGCCTTTTAAAAATAACCCTTGTTTCTTTAGGAATACTTATCGGAACCTATTTTTCAAACTTTTTCTCTAATTATACTTCCTTACTTTGGATAATTTTTCTTGTTTCGTACATTGGGATTATATATAGAACTTTTATTAAACATAAGAATTAAAGATCTATTAAACAAAAATATCACCCTTTAACCACTTACACTGTATTGTAATTAACCCTTATTTCCTTTAACTTTAAAACATCTGTACTTGATGTGATTTCCATATACCATGCAAATCTTATCTTTTTATTTGAAATGTTAAGGGATGTCCATTGTGTTTCAGTAATTCCTTGAAAAACTGAAACGGACATCCCTTTACTTTTTATATCATCTGAATTATCTGCATTGATTATCTCCCAAGCACTCCCATTCCATGTTTTCCATTCTATTCCACCATCAGAGCTTACAATAAATTTTAATATTCCTGCCCCAGTATTAGTTGCTATAACTATTGCATTTGTAATATCAACTATATAACTTTCTGAGAAAGTAGCGTCTATTAGCATTTTTATTACTTTCCCTTTTGGAATCGCAACTTGCGTTATTGAATAAGGATTTGCGGTTGCATTACTCCATCTAGCAAGAATAGGTTTTAAAGAAGTTAGTCCTATTCTTCCTTTATTAATAGTAGCTTTTCCATAGTCATCAAACATTTTCTTAGTAACAGGAATCTCTCCAATTTTTTCATATTGAGAATTACTTGAGTTCCAATGCTTTACATCATTTCCGTCTATTATTAAATATCTAATTAGTGTTGGTGTATTATCAAAAGGTACATCATCTTGCACATACTGTGTATTTCCAATTAATTCACCACTGTAACTACTGAAATTTTCAGCATAGTTAACTACTTTTGTTCCCGTATTTTCATTAAAAATAGAATATAAAACTAAATTTGAAGTTATCACATCACATTTTTCAACATAACTTTGAGCTTCTACGTCAGTAAAAGCTCTATTAAATAATTTCAAATCGCATATTCGGATTTTCATTGGTCTGTCAGGCTGTCCATTGTTTAAAATAGATCCAATTAATAAATCAACATAATCAGCGCCTGTATCCCTGTATAAATTTGAAGAACCGGATGTAAAAGAAAAGTCGTATAACTTAGAATTATTTATAAATAGCTTGCATTTATCTGCAGTAAAATCCACTATAAGGGACAATTTTACCCATACATTTCTAGAAACTGATCCACTTAATACTGATGGTGTAGATCCATAGCCTTTGTTGTTTTGATCAGTTGAAATAAACGGTCTATATTGATTTGCATTTATTCCTATATTAAAAGCATTTGAAACTCCTATTGGTCTATAATTGTTAGAAGTATTCGTCTCTAAAAATTTAACAGTAGCCATTAATGTAAAACTATTTGAGATATTAATACTTGAAAATAACCCTGCAAATTTAACATACCCACTTACCCCATCAGTTTCAATACAGTAAGCTGTCATTATTCCACCTCCAAAGAAACAATATTATTAAACTTAGTCATGTCTAGCATTTCAACTACATCTAAATATCCTTCATCAATACTTCCTACTTCTGAATTAGATATGTAGGTTGTTCTAAAATATAAACCTTCACTATCTAAAGTTAATACAGAATTATCAAAGTCATACATCGAAGCATATTGATCTGTAAAATTCCAAGTTTGTCCTAGTTTTTTTATTGATACATCATAATTTGTACTCATTTGTTTACTACCAGCTATTGTAGCTATATCTACTGTTATATTATTAGTAAAAGCTTCTGTATATGGATCTTCTAACTTAATATTTGAATTTACACTTTTAACTTTACTCAAATACAATACATTCATATTTATAAACTCTAGATTTTCAAAACATTCTGCATGAGCAGGTTCTGCACTTAAGCCACCTTGAAGGTTTCTTCCATCAATTGTGCATTGCAGATTATAGATAGGTATATTTAATGTTCCTGTATCCACTTTCAAGAAAATACCAATATAATGTGGACCACTTGAAACTTGTGGAATTCCAATAGGTATTCCTATAACATTATCTCCCTGTTGCAATTTTTGTTTTGGGGTAAATGAAATATCTTTATTATCTAATTGAATTTGGATTGTTACAGTACAAGATGCACTTGCTATGCAGTACATAGAAAAATTCATTGATAAATTTGTAGCTGAAACTGCAGTAACTCCAAGATACATGGGTTCAATAGCTGTTGTTCCTACAGTCAAAGAAATTGGATTAGCATAATAAAGCATTGATGTTAAAGACTCTGCTACCTTATTTCCCAGTTCATCTATTGTTGTCTTTATACTTCCCATATCTAATTGATTTAGTATGTTGTCCCTTGGCTGCCCTAGTTCGACTTTAGAATTTACACATGTTAAAACATCTTTCTTTATTTTAAGTACTGGAACTTTAACGTCTATATCAAAATCCTTATGCCTAACTATAACAAAATCTCCTATATTGACTGTTTGGAGATGCTTATAGTTCTCATATTCTTTTGTCTTACTAAGTTCAATAAAGTCTATATCAATACTTACTTTACTTAAACCTACTGCATTTGCTGATTCCGTAGCTAATATTCTTAAAGTTACTTCATCTTCTGCTTCTTTAAATTCTACCTTCTTTATAATAGGGAATGGTGGGTATTTTTCACTATTCCAGTTAGGTACACTTATATATTTTTCAGTAAGTTTAATACCATTCTTCCCTACTGGATATAGTTTAGTTACAACACTTGTGGTATCTGAATTGAATTTTAATCCTGATATATTTTTACCTTGAGCTATTAAAACTCCTGCATCTTTTCCTATGCTCTTTAGGATCTTAACATCAAAGTTATCTCTCTTTAATTCACCTAGGCCCCATATATTAATTATAGAAAATATAGCTTCAACAGGATTTTTTTCTATTACATTAATTGAATTTGCAGTTATAATATCACTATCTACTGTATATATGACTATTAAATCTCCAACTAAAGATTTTTGCAGTGCTGTTTTTACACTACAGTTTTCAGCTTGCATATCTTCAATAAAATAATAAGCTAAATCATAAAATATATGTTTAGCCCATGCCTTAATTATATTTTTGCCTTCACTGTTTTTCTCTACTTTATATATTCTAAAAAGCTGTCCATCTGCTTTTATAATATTCCATTCTTCTAAGTGCTTTGCTTTTTTAGAATTAGCTGCATACTCTAGTTCTAGAGAATACTCTCCATTTAATTCTTCTGTAATATAACAGCTTATAGGCTCATTTAATATTCCAAGACCATTATTATTAAAGTTTCCTTTAGTAGTTTTCTTATCATAAACACAAATCACTATAACCACCGCCAGTTTGGTAACAGCTCAATCTTAGTAACATTTCCACTCCACTCTATAATATTTTCACCAGGTTTCAGTTTCAAAAACTCACCAGTCATACTTCCATTTAAATTATTTCCTTCATCATCATAACAATCCTGTATAATTGAATTTATTATAATTTTCCCAGAGATTCCTTTAAGGCTTATTTGCTCTCCATTTATTTTAAAAACTATATCACCAGATCCATAAATGCTTATTATAGGTTCACTTTCAATAGTTCCTATATTGCTTACCTTAGTTCCTGTTTCAATAATATTTACCATGTTATTTTCAACTGCATACTTAAAAGGTCTACAATTAAATATTATTGGAAACTCACTAAAATATTTATAAATTTGTTTGAAATCAATAGCATTTACTACTTGAGCAATATATTTTCTATCATCTTGAAAACTAAATATCAGATCACTTTGACCTGTTTCAAATAGCCACGCTTTTATATCATCAATCTTATTTGCAAGGTTCTCCTTATCTTTTACTGAACACTCCACAGTTAAAGTTATGTCCTCATAAGTCTTCTCATCAAATATTAAATTAGAATTTCTTCCTGGAATATTTATTGTATTTACTCTACGTTTTGGAGAAGGTATGCTTGGTCTTTTAGATATTAGAATTCCAAAATCCTCATAGCTGTTTTTGTTTCCAAAATTAAAACTAAGCATCTTAAATTCCTCCTTTACCCATAGCAATTTTCTGCCTGTAGAATTCTAATTCATAAGCTAGCTGTTCTATATCTTTTTCAGTATTATTAATGAAGTTTTCTATTTTGAGTGTTAAACCATTACTACTATTTGAATCTTTAACTGAACTTGATTGATTGCTATTTGGCGCTGTTATAGTTGCTAATTTAGTGTTTACACTCATATCTAAAGACAGCCCCTTTATCGCCTCTGAAACAACATTTTTACTTTTATTTATGCCATCTGCAAGTCCTGACATAAAATCCGGCATCCAACTTTCATAATCAGTAAGTGGCCCTTCATCTGGAACTGAAAAATGGAGATAGCTTCTTATTTTAGATGCAAGTCCACTTACGGCATCTTCAACTTTACCCATAGCAGATTTAATTCCTTTTACAATCCCATCTACAAAATCTGCTCCATAGCTCCAAGCCTTACTTGGTAAACTTGCTAAAAAAGTTAATGCACTATTTATGCCACTTTCTATAGAACTTTTTACATTACCTATGGTACTGCTTATTCCTTCTTTCATTTTTGTAAACATACTTGATCCATAGTTATAAAGCTTACCTGGTAATTCAGAAAACCATGTTAAAATTGCATTCCATATATTAATTACTGTTTCTTTAATATTGTTACAAAGATTTACTACACTTTCTTTTAGCTTAGTCCATGCATTTATAGCAACTCCTTTTATAGCTTCCCATATATTGTTTAATGCTGTTTTTATATTATTCCATATGTTTTCTATATCTGATTTTAACTTTGTAAAGTTTCCTGTAACTATATCCAGGACTATAAGAACCGCTCCTAGAACAATATTTTTTATGATGTCCCAGGTATTTTGAAATATTGTTTTATAGAAATTTAAAGCTGGCTCTAGGAAACTCTTTATATTATTAAGACCATTACTTATAGTACTTTTTAAGCTTTCCCAAGCAGTTAATGTTGCAGTTTTTACATTTTCCCATGCACTCGATATTGACGTTTTTATATTTTCAAAGGTCAACATTATACTACTCCAAAGCTCTGATGCTTTAGTTTTTATGGTGTCCCAATTGTTATATAAAAGAACACCTACAGCAATTATTGCGGCAATAGCAGCTATAGCTATTCCTACTGGTCCAGTTAAAAGTGCCATTGCGCCTCCCGCTCCTGCAATTGCTGTACTTATACTTCCAAATAAAGTTACTAAACTTCCACCTACAGTAATCACACTTCCTATTATAGAAAGTACAGGACCTAATGCTGCAAGTACAGCTCCTATAACAATTATTGTTTTTTGTGTACCTGAATCTAACTTTCCAAAAGCCTGTACCCATTCATTTAATTTAGTAATTATAGGAGTTATTACTGGTAATATATTTTGTCCCATTGTAGCACCAAGTTCTTTTAAACTCTCTTGAAACACTCTCATTTGATTAGCAGTTCCTGCACCTGTACGTTCAAAATCTCCCTGTGCATTTTTTGTTTTCTCTAAAACAAAGTTATATCTAAGTTGAACCTTTTCTGATTCAGTCATATCCTGAGTTTTCTTTTCTATTCCTTTAGAATAGGCATATTGTTGCAGGTTAGTATCTGTCATAACTACACCTAACATTTTTAAGCTTTCAGTTTCTCCAGTGAATATTCCATTCAAAGCAGTTTCAGCTTCTTCAATACCAATATTTTTAAAACTTGATAAATCACCTGCTAGTCCCACTAAAGACATAGACATATTTGCAGCTTCTTCTTGGCTTAATCCCATACTTGTACCCATATCGCCAAAAAGAGAAGACATATCTAATGCAGTACCTTTAGCAATACCGAAGCTTTTTAATGTGCTACCTGACCAATCTTCAACAGTTTTTGCACTACTTCCAAATGCAACCTCAACTTTATTCATACTTTCATTCATATCAGATGCTAACTTTACACTTGCAACTCCTAGTGTAGCTATTGGAGCAGTTAGTCCTACTGAAAGCTTAGATCCAGCATTACTAAAACCTTCTCCAACGCTTTTCATCTTACTTCCTATGCCATCAAGGCTTTTACCTAAAGAAGTCCATTTATTGCTTTGAGTTTCAATTTCTTTGTTTGCTTTAGAAAGTTCTGTTTCCATTTGTGAGAGAGCTTGTCTTGCTTTATTAAGTTTTATCTCAAGTGCTTGGGTAGCTTCACTATCCTTACCTTTTGTTTCAGCACTTTTAGTATAAGCGCCTTCCAAGACACTTACTTTTTGCTTTTGAAGTTCCAATTGTTTAGTAAGACTTTCTGATTTTAATTTTAGCCCATCAAGACCTTTTGAATTTTCTCCAAGTGCTGCTGTGTTAGCTTTAAACTCACTATCAAGAACTCTAAGATTTCTATTGATACTACTTATTCCATTTTGAAAACCACTTGAGTCTAATCCTATTTTAATCGCTAAACTTCCTAGTTCTTCTGCCACTCTCTCACCACCTATCTACCCTAAATTTCTTACAATATCTTTAAAACATTATTCAAATTCTGCTTATATTCTTTGATTGACCTATAAATTAAGATATCAAAATAATAAAATATATCCATTTCATCAATATCATTTAAAGTCCAGCCTTGTTCTAAAAGTCCTGAATAAATTTCTTTAATAAAATCAAGCGGAGATAGCTTTTCATGTGCTTCTCCGCTTACTTGTTTGGGAACTCATTTAATTTATTTCCCATTGTTCCTACTATTCCGTTTATGCTACTATTTAAAGTTTCTATAAGTTTATCTGCATTAAGTCCATCATAAAAATCATCTCTACTGAATTCATTTCCATAAAGTTCTACAACAAAATCAACTAGACCATCTAGATCTTTACTTTTTAAATTATTAAAATTTATATTTTCATTTATTTCAATAGCCTTTCTAAGCATTCTTGTTTTTACCTTAGGCATAACATAGCTTTTATTATTCAGTAATATTTCCAAATTTTATTCCTCCCATCACATTAAAATTTGTAACTAAACTACTGGGGCATATACATTCGTAAACCAAGTAGAGCCACCTGTAAATCCACTATCTTCATCAGCAGTGTACTTCCATTTACCATCCTCTCTTGTTAGAAAAGTACCTTTAAGTTTTGGTGTTTGGAATTTTGTTTTATTTTCTTGAGTTGAATGCTCTTCTTCTGGTTCACTGAATTTCCCTTTAAGTAGCCAAACATATCTGTATTTACCATTGCCTTTTTTCACCTTAAATCCTATAGCTACATAAGGAGCCATATCATCAGCTTCATAACTCATAACTTTACTTGTTGAATCCAATTTATGTCCAAGAAGTGCTGCTTGAACTTCTAAGGGTAAATCTTGAGTTTCAATTTCAACATCTACTTCGCCTAAATTTGATACTGTTTCCACCGCTCTATTATCAGCATATAATGTCTCAGAATTGCTCTTTGGATTTATTTTTACATTTATTGCTGGTGAAACTAATGCTGGTGTACCATAAGTTGGGGTTTGTTCATCAGTTAAAATTGCATATACCAAATTCTCTACTCCCACTGGAGCACTACTAATTATTCCTGCCATATACTATTGCCTCCATTCACTTTGTATAAAAAATCTCATTGCTTTATGATAAATTTTAGTATCTTCCTCAAATAAATCAGCTGCAAAAGTTCTTATAAACCCCGCAGCTCTCATCTGATCTTTTACCTTTTCTACAAGTTCTATATAGTCATTTTTGCCCCATACATCTACTTGAATATAATAACCAGTAACTTTTTCTTCATTATCAGCATACTGCTCACCTTGTTCTAGATAGTTAAAAAAAGTTATATAAGTGTTTTCCTTGCCACTATATTTTTGAAATGACACAGGAACTTTAAGAGATTTCAAAGCTTCAATTACTAATTTATTTATCACTTCAAGCCCTCCTTTAAAGTTTCAGCTATAGTTTGCTGTATATTATCCTTATTTTTCTCATAAGCTGGCTGCAAAAATGGTCTTGCAGACATTTTAGAAGTTCCGAACTCTAAAAACTTACCATAAAATATCTTTGAGTTATCTCCTTTGTCTACACCTACAAGAATATATTTAATTCCCTCTTTATTTTTTACATTGCTTATTTTAAGCCCTTTTCTTAATCTTCCACTTCTATCATTAAATGCATTTGTAGCCTTTGCGTCTTCAAGTACAGGCTCTGCTGCATTTTTTAGTGCTTTATTTTCTAATCTACTAATATTTGTACCAATTTGCTGAAGCTTATTTAATATCTCATCAACACCTGTAAGCTCTATATCAGCCATTATTTTCACCTCCACATACATCTTTTTTAGCAGAAAAAAAGTGCATGTTACTGCACTTAAACCTTATCTATTAAATTATTTAAGAAAGTATCTTATTACTAAAGATGCTCCTTTTTCTAACGGTGGTTTTTCTAATATTTCATCTTTTGCTTTCATCATGCTTTTCATTACACTGCAACAAGTAGGCATTCTATGATTTGATCCTGGATAACCACCAACTTGACTATGCAAATCACCTGATTTAACATCTACAAATTCTTTACCTTGTTCTTTAGCATTTACAAATATTTTTGTAAGTTCTTTTCTAAAAACTTCAGCATTAACTTCCATAATGGTAAATCCTCCTTTTCCTTCATCATACTCCTTAATAAAATGTTCCACAAGTAATTCAGTAGTGTAATTACTTATTGTAATTATGTGTTGTGAGTCATGATGAATCTTAGATATTAGCCATTGCTATCAGCCTCCAAAGCTTTTATTTCAAGGTACTTATTTTCATACTTAATATTATCAATTGAAGTTATGTTGTACTGCTTATCGTCAAATAAAATTCTCATGTCTGTATCTACATCTGTAATGTGCCTTATTAGAAACTTTACAGTCTTTTCCGCTTGAATTGCCGCAGCTTGATAATATTCTCTGCCAGATAAATTAGAAACTGATGCCCATATTGTTTTATAATCTTGCCATGCTTCCTCTTCAAATCCATTTTCATTTACTAATGTAGTGAGTTTTTGAAATGTTATTCTAAGCCTTAAATCTCCTATGGCCACAACATCACCAACTTTCCCTTCGATAAGAAAACAAAAGCCTTGTCATTGTTTCAATAACTGCTTTCACGTCAAAGTTTTCACGTTGTTCATACATATTAGATACTCCATAAATAACTGATTGCTTAACTGTTTCTGGCACAGTAGCAAACTCCGATATTGGATATCTTAAAATACCTTCACATAATTCTTCTACAGCAATTATGAAATTGGTGATGAGTGTATTTTCCTCATCACCATCAACTCGTAAATACAATTTAACTTCTTCAAGTGAAAGAATCATATGCTCACCTCAATTCATTACTTAAAAAATTTCTTTCTATAAATAATTAGTACATACTATATATATTTTCATATTTAATAGGTACCACTACATTTCGGATTATGTTTTTGTATTACTTTACTTTACATAACAATTATTATATCTACTATATTTAAACCTCCAAATTTATTTATAATTTATATTTCAGCACCTAAACTTTCATTTGTAAAACTTTAATAGCTTCAGGAAGTATTAATTTACCATCAACTCTTTGAGTAGCTTTAAACCCTACTTGTCCTGTTGCTGCATATAATTCATTTAGTCTTTGGAATGATCTACCTTGTCTATCAGCTACCCAATAATAACTAAAATCTCCAAATGCAATAGCTCTAGCCGCAGATGCTAATGTTGGTACATAAGCAGAAGTTTTTACAGGTCTATTAAGAATAGTATCTGGCTGACCTGCTGTAATAGATGGCTGCCAAATATACTGACCATTCCCATCCTTAAGTTTTCTAATAGCTTTTACTGTTGAATCATTCATAGTAAATATAGCATTCTTCCTATATGGTGATTTTAGAGAATAGAATAAATCCATAACCTCATCAAGAGTAATAGCTGTAGCACTTGCAGCAGTAACCCCAAGTGTTGCCCCACCAGTAGAATTGAATATTCCTGTAGGCTTTCCAGTACCATCACCAATAAAGAAAGCTTCTTCTTCTCTTGCCCCAATCCTCCTAGCAAACTCTTTTGCTATATAACTCTCTAAATTAAAAACACTATCATTAAGAAGTTCGTCAGAAACCTTAATCATAGTGGCTAATTTATATGCTCCAATTGATACTTGCCCAAATGAATCATCCGATTCTGGTATAACTCCCTCTTCATCTACCCAAGATGCTGTACCTTTAGTAGCAACAACAGGAATTTTCTTATCCCCTGAAGATGTAGTAATTATATTGGCAAGTTGTCTAAATATATTTTGTTCTTCTAAGCTTTCAATTAATGTTTTTTCAAATTCATCTGGTGCAAGAAATCCTCCTTCGCTATCAGTACCAATTTGCAGAGCATTTTGAACCTCAAAGCTATTCTTATTTCTCATAGTCTTCCAGAATGCACTTTTATACTCATTTGATGCTCTAACTGTTTTTTCTCCATCAATGTTATTATTAGGATCATTTCTAATTGCACTAGAAGTTGCCTTTGAAAGTTCTAAGTCAAGTGCTGCTTGACGTTCTAATCTGTCTACTTCCTTTCCTAAATTTACAACATCAGCTTCCATTTTTTCATAAGTTGAAGTATCCTCAGCTGATAACAATCCATTATCATTTCTTTTACTATCTAAGAAAGCCTTTGTACTGTCCCATAGTTTTGCTCTTTTTTCCCTAAGTTCTAATATTTTACTCATATACATTCCTCCAAATTTAATATTTTAAAAGGTCAAGTCTTTTAATTAATTGATCATGAGGTGTTCCTGTTTCTGCTACAGTCTGTGTTTGTTTTACCTTTGGTATTTTTCTCATTAATGCATTAGTTACAGTTACTTTATCAAAAATAAAACCATCTGTAGTTTCTTCTTGATTATCCTCATATAAAACTTTATCTGCAAAACCAAGCTCCACAGCCTTATTAGCACTAAACCAAGTTTCAGCATCCATCATTTTTGATATCTTACTTCTTGCAAGTCCTGTTTTTTGCTCATATGCATTAACTATACTTTCTTTTACCTCTGAGAGCATTTCAATTCCACTTTGTAAATCTGTTGCTTCTCCAAAAACAACTGTAGACGGATTATGAATCATCATCATTGCAACTGGAGACATTAATATTTCACTTCCAGCCATTGCAATAACTGATGCTGCACTAGCTGCTATGCCATCAATCTTTACTGTTACTTTGCCTTTATATTCTTTTAACATAGTATAAATTTGACTTGCAGCGAATACGTCTCCCCCTGGTGAATTAAGCCACACTGAAATATCTCCTTCTGAAGATGTAAGTTCATTCTTAAATTGTTTAGGAGTAATATCATCATCAAACCAACTATCTTGTGCAATGTATCCATCAAAATAAAGTGTCCTACTTTCTTCATTCTTTATCCAGTTCCAAAATTTCTTACTCATCCTTTTTCTCCAATCCTATATTATTCTTATTTGCAAATGCACCTGCATCAGCAAGCTTTGTCATATTTCCATTGATTAAATACAAATCTCCACCTAGTTCATCTGGTATTTTATTAAGATTTTCAAGTTCTCTAATATCATTACTTGATAGCCAACCATTCTGTCTTCCAATGGAATAACCATTCATTCTACTTTGATAATCACCTCTAAGTAATCCATCTACATTAAACTTAATAAAATAGTCTTTCTTTTCACTAGGTAACAATAATGCTTTTTTCATTGCTTGTTCCCATCTAATTACCCATGGATCTAAAGTGTACTTAACAAATTCAAGACTCTGTTGCTCTATATTAGAAAAACTTGATTTTTCTAAATCTCCAACCATATGTGGAGGTATGCGAAAAAGACGAGCAATTTCATTAATCTGAAATTTTCTCGTCTCTAAAAACTGTGCTTGCTCTGGCGGTATTCCTATACTTTGAAATTTCATACCTTCTTCAAGAACTGCAACTTTATGTGCATTTCCTGTGCCTTGATATACTGAATTCCAGCTATCTCTAACTCTTGCAGGATCTTTAACTACTCCTGGATGTTCTAATACTCCACCCGGATTAGCTCCATTAGCAAAAAAACTAGCTCCATATTCTTCACAAGCAATAGACATACCAACTGCATTCTTTGCCATAGCTATTGGTGAATATCCAACTAATCCATCAAACCCTAACCCTGGAATGTGAAGTACCTCATGATTTTGTAGATAAACTTCACCATAACCTTTTATATTAGGATTCTCATCTGAATATCTTGAATAAATATAATAGATTTCTCCATTACTTGCTCTATTAACAGTCATTTTATTAGGTAACAAAGGATATAAAGCTATAACCTTTCCTCTCCCATCCCTAATTATCTGTGCATATGCATTTCCCCATAATAAAAGATGACTCATAAGTGTTTCCCTAAACACAAATGAAGTCATCTCTGGGTTTGGTTCATCTGCAAGAAGATTATATATTTGATGTTCTGTAGCTTTCTCCTTACCATTTTCAGTGTATTTATAAGTATGCAGTGGAAGTGAAGCTATAGTTTCAGCAAGTATTCTAACACACGCATAAACTGCAGTAGTTTGCATTGCAGTTCTTTCATTTACTGTTTTACCACTTGTGGTGCTACCAAAGAAAAAACTATAGGTGCTTCCCCATAAACTATTTTTAGGACCTGCTCTAGGTTCCCAAAGTTTTGATATTATTGGTATTTTCATTATCGTTATGTTCACCTCCTAAAAATGGGTATAAAAAAAGCACCTCATTATTATAGATGCTTTTTTCATAATAATTAAAATAATTGTTTATTCGAATAGGTATTAAATTTTTGGTTTTTTCTTCCCTTTTGTTGCAATAAAGGTAGCAACTGATAAAACAACTGGTGCTGCCTTTATTGCAAAATCTGCACTTTTTTTAATAGCACTTCCTGCTTCATTTGCTCCTTTTGCTAAACAATGTTTACATATTAAACCATCATTTTCTTTAGAACAAAAAATACATTTACTCAATTTCGTTCTCCTCCTCTAATTTATTTACACAAAACTTAATTGATACATATTTATTCTGTTCAGATAATGGTAATATGAGTTTGCTATAATTATCAATTTTGTTTATGAATATCTGTGGTTGAGCATACCAATGAGAGCTTTTATTATCAATACCATCTAATGCTAATTCTGATAATTCACTCATTCTCTCGTGACTAATTTCTATTAGTTCTTTTGCTGGCATGAATACTTTTGACAAAGCTTCTTTGCTATCTAAAATTTCATATGCTGATGCTAACAAATTAGTAGCCTCAAAATAGGCACTAATACTTTCTTGAAGTTCACCAAATTGTTTTTCTATATCTTTATAAAACTTACTATTAATAAAAGACTTGCAAAATAGAAGAAATTTGTTTTTAGGTACGTCTAAATTTTTATTTAGTTCATCTCTCAAATATAAATCAATCTGAGCTCTACCATCATTTAAACTTTTTATTGCATTCATCAAAATATATTGTTTATTCACATCTGATTCCTTCATTTGCATAGCTTGTTCCAACTGATTCTTTCCAGATATTATAAGTCCTATTCTATCTGTTACCTGTCCTCTTTTAATATCAATTGCGAGACTTTGAATTTGACTTAACATCTCAGTTAAATTAGCTAATTGTTGCTGTAATGCAAAATTAGCTACATTCGTACTAAGATTTTTTAATTTTTCGTTAATATTAGGATCAACTTCATCTAATCTTAATTGATGAACAATATTCCTATTTTTAGGTAAAGTTGTATCAATAATACTAGATAGTATTTCACCATTCTTTGTTTTCATGATATCATATTGACCACTATTTATCTTTTCCAAAACATCTTTGGGGAACTTAGCTATAAAAGTTCTTTCAGGTTTAATTATATCTTTAACATTTTCAATTCCTGATAATATTTCTGCCAATCCTGCTGCTATATTCCCTTTATTATGCTCAAAGTGCCTTATAAATTCTCTTTTAATAGTTTGTGAATTATATGCTGAATCAATTATATCCTGATCATCCACAATTATTACCTTATCCATAAGCTTATCCCCTTATTGTAAATATAATAACTATTATATCACTTAAACGGAAATAATAAACATATTAATTTTCTATAGGACTAGTATCCCCCTGTCATCATAAACACTACTACAACTTCCTTGATTCCTAATTGATCTATCCAAAGCCATAATAAGAGCCACTGCTCCATCAATTTTTTCTGTACTTTTCTCTTTGTCTGGTTTAATATTTCCAGCTGGATCTTGCTTAATAAAAATATTATCCATCATCCATCTAAGCACTGAATTGCCTCCATGTGCTATCTTCTTCTCAAGAGTTAGTTTCATTAATTCTTTTGAAGGTGGAGACATGTCTTTATATCCTTGTCCAAAAGGAACTACTGTAAATCCCATGCCCTCAAGATTCTGTACCATTTGTACAGCTCCCCATCTGTCAAAAGCTATTTCTTTAATGTTATATTTTGTGTGAAGTTCTTCTATAAAAGTTTCTATGAATCCATAGTGGACCACATTACCTTCTGTTGTTTTTATAAAACCTTGTTTTTCCCACACATCATAAGGAACATGATCTCTTCTTACTCTTAGCTTTAGATTATCATCTGGTATCCAAAAGTAAGGCAATATTATATATTTTTCTTCAGATGTTCTTGGTGGAAAAACTAAAACAAAAGCAGTAATATCTGTAGTACTTGAAAGGTCAAGTCCTCCATAACATTCTCTGCCTCTTAATGAATCTATATCTATATTAAAATCACACTCATCCCAGATATGCATTGGCATCCAACGAGTGGACTGCTTCACCCATTGATTTAATCTTAGCTGTCTGAAGATATTTTCTTCAGCAGGATTTTCTCTTGCACTATTATAAGCATTTCTAACTTTTTCTATATCAATAGTGTGTCCTAAAGATGGATTTGCTTTATACCAATTTGCTTCTAATCCCCAATCAGCATTGTCATCTATCCCATAAATAACTGGGTAAAATGTTGGATCTATTTTTCTACCTTCAATTATATCCATTGCCTTTTGGTGCTGCTCAAAGCATATAGAATTTCTATCTGTTCCAGCTGTAGTTATAAGAAAAAATAATGGTTGTAGTCTTGCATCCCCTGAACCTTTAGTCATTACATCAAATAAATCTCTATTGGGTTGAGCATGAAGTTCATCAAAAACAACTGCATGAACATTAAGTCCATGCTTTGTATAAGCTTCCGCTGATAACACTTGATAGAAGCTATTTGTAGGTTTATATACCAGTCTTTTCATTGACATTATAGGCTTAATTCTTTTCTTAAGTGCTGGGCATTGCTCCACCATTTCAACTGCAACATCAAAAACAATAGATGCTTGTTGCCTATCAGAAGCACAGCCATAAACCTCAGCTCCCCATTCATTATCACCACAAGTCATTAAAAGTGCTATTGCCGCTGCAAGTTCTGATTTACCATTCTTCTTTGGAATTTCTACATAAGCAGTATTATACTTACGATATCCATTTTCTTTTACATTACCAAATATATCTTTTATGATCTTATCTTGCCATGGAAGTAAATCGAAAGGAACGCCTCTCCACTGACCTTTTGTATGTTTTAAGCAGTTGATAAAATTAATAGCACGCTTTGCTTTTGCTTCATCATACATTATTTCACCTCGCCCCTTAACATCATTTCCATAGGATCATAAACTTCATTAGTCCCTTTATCTGCAACAATTCTACTTCTTGAAGATGGTGTAAGTCCAAACTGCTCACAGAATTTAATCATAATTTTAAGATAAGTTTGAGCAATTGATACCTGTGGCACCTGTTGCCAATAACCACTTGGTGTTTTTACAATCGTTCCATGCTTTGATATAAATTCTTCAGCTTCTTTCCAACGTGCATAAGCTTCACAATATCCTGCAAAAGCTGCCATATCAACTTCCGTTAATATACCAAGTTCCTCAAGTTGCTTTGCAATCCTTCTCCATTCTTTTTTAGCTTCTGCATCAAGCCAACTCGGGCATTTTGGTGCTTTCTTCTGAGGCTTTGGTTCCAATTCATTAAGCGGTCTTTTTCCTGGATTGCCTTCAAGTTCTTTTACTGCGGTTGGTTTCGGTTTTCTTCCTCTTTGTGCCATAGGTTTCACCTCCAATCTTTAGAATTTATCATAAGAAAAGAGCCTACATTTTTAGTAAGCTCTTAATTTCTTTTGCTATCTAAGTTCAGATAAACATTCTGAATATGCAATCTGTAGAGGTTTTAAATCAATTCCATTATCAGAATACCCTCTTGCAATGACGTTGAAATAATATTCTGTTGGAGCTGCTACTATATCAGTATATTCATCTGTCATTATATAAACCATAGCTTTTCTTGGTTTATCATTTATAAGAACTTCAACTTCTTTCTTTATATATAGATTAGGATATCCTTCATACAAATCAAGTGCTGTTTCACAATCCTTCGTTATTTCCCACAAAACAATAGGTACTGATTTATCCTTGCAAGGCTCTATATTTGCAACACCTTTATACCTTCCTCTAAAGGTTAATTTATAATCTTTAAGTATTCCAATTCCTACAACCTTAGCTTTTGGGCATCTATGACTCATCTGCTCTAAGTTCATATTTGAACCATATGCACCATATAGTTTTACTTTTTTATCCACTTTATCATGTCTCCTTTTCTATAGTTTTACACAAGGGAATTTTTATCCCCTGTGAATTAATTTTAATTTCAAGCAATTCTTGGTGTTCTCCAGGCTGAATTTCCATCAAGTGATTTCATAAGGTGTTGTCTGCAATTTTTAAATTCATCTCCTATAAGTCCCAATCTAAGTAGCCAACATCTAAATGTATATTTTTCATTATCTGTATGAGTACGTTTTGCACTTGCGCTCTTTTGGTTTAATGCTTGATGGCTTATTGCTAGGCAGAAAACTATGTAACTTCTAATTTTTCCTGCGTGCAAAGTTCCGTTGAAAAGTCTAAATTCAATAGTTCCTTTTGTAAAAGTGCTGTGTAAATTTAGTCCATGGTATCTACTTGTGTGGTAATGGCGTTCTCTATTCTCAACTCCATATTCGCTGTACCAAATGTCGGCTAGTTGCTTTATTGTTTTGGGCTTCTTTTTATTTATAGTTTCAATCAAATTCTCATTAACCTTTTGGCAATACCTAACCCTTGCTGGATCTATTTCAAAACCCTTGTAAATTAAATCCTCCTTTGAAGCCACAAGGTTAACCAAGTTCTTTAAAGTATTTGGAGTATGTTCTTTGGCCCCTATATGAATGTGAATGCCACATTGAAACTTGCTTTCACTAACTGCTCCTGCATGTCTGAGCTGTCTAACAAGTTCTTGAAGTGTTTCAATGTCCTCATCATACTTTAAAATTGGTGTAACCAATTCAACGCTGTAACTTCTATCTGCTGAAACCAATCTACCTTTTTCGTTTTTCATTGTGTGAATACTTGCATCACTCATTATTTTCCAAACTCTATTATCTGGTGCTTTTACATTGTAGGTATCGTAGCTATCACATGTTCTTTCAATCTTGCCATTTAAGAATTTTGAAGTAACCTCTGCAGCTTTTTCTCTAGTAATTCCTGTCATTTCAATTTCTACACCTATTGTTTGATTTTTCATTGCGTTTATGCCCCTTTCAAAGTGTGTTTATTACCTTTTGGTAGTGTACATATTACCTCTACGGGGGCTACATAGCCAGTTATATATGAAGAAAAAACACAGGATTTTAATGACAATATTCCTATGATAATGTCATTAGAAAAACTACCTTTTAAAGTGGCTTCTCTTGTTCTTCTATTGAAATATCTGTATATTTAATTTTAACTCCATCTCTCAAAAGAAATACACCTTCATCAGTTCCAACTTGCTCAATGTATCTTTTTACAATGACATCTGCATACTTTTCATCAAGTTCTATTGTGTAACATATCCTGTCTGTTTGTTCACAAGCTATAAGAGTTGAACCACTTCCACCAAATGGATCAAGAACTATAGAATTAGTTAAACTTGAGTTTGTAATTGGGTAAGCTACTAATGCTATTGGCTTCATTGTCGGATGATATTTTGATTTTGTGGGCCTATCAAAATTCCAAGTGGTTCTTTGCTTCCTATCTGCATAAAACTTATGTCCAGAAGTTGGCTTCCAACCTACAAGTACTGGTTCATGATTATATTGATAATCACATCGTCCAAGCACTGGTGAATTTTTTATCCAAATACAAGTTTGATGACAAAAGAATCCTGCATCTTTAAATGCTGTTCTAAAATTAACAGTTTCCTTATCAGCATGGAATACATAAATTGAACCTCCATCTGCAAGACTTTCATACATGCCTTTATAAGCATTAAGAAGAAATTCATAAAACTTTTTATCTTCCATATTATCATTTTGAATTGTTCCAGCAGTTCCTTCATAAGCCACATTGTATGGAGGATCTGTTACCACTAGATTTGCTTTCTTTCCATCCATTAATGTTTCATAAGTTTGAAGCTTTTTGCTATCACCACAGATTAAACGGTGCCTTCCTAAAAACCAAACATCACCTTGTTTTGTAATTGGTATTTCAGGAAGTGGTTCATCAAAACCATCCTCTGTCACATCTTTAGGATGAAGTTCATTAAATAATGCATCAATCTCCGGTGGGTCAAATCCTGTAAATGATGTCTCATAATCTAAAGATTGCAAATCCTTTATAAGATCAGCAAGTAATTCCTTATTCCATTCACCACTAATTTTATTAAGCGCAATGTTTAATGCCTTTTCTTTTGTTTTATCAACATCAATAACCACACAATCTATTTCTATAAATCCTAAGGTCTTTAGAACTGATATTCTTTGATGGCCTCCAATTACTGTTAAATCATTATTTACAATAATAGGGTCCACATATCCAAACTCATTGATACTATTTTTTATTTTTTCAAATTCACTATCTCCAGGCTTTAGCTTTTTTCTTGGATTATACTCAGCTGGAATCAGTGAATCTATTTTTAACTTTTTAAACTCCATCTTCTTCCCTCCAGAACCTATCTTTTATATAACAGTTATGACTGCAATATTTGCGTTTCTTATTTCCATAAACAATGAACTTTTCACCACAATATGGGCATGTATATTTGTAAGTAGCAGTTTCACTTTTATTTTTTTCATCTTGATTTTCATTCCACCATTTTCGCCTACACTCATCACTGCAAAATCTTCTTATCCTACCTTTTACTTTTTGTTTTATAGATTTTTCACAACAATCACAAATTAAATTTCTTTTTCTTTTTTCTTCAAAATTAAGAGCAACAACACATGAACTGCCATTTAAATCATTTCGCTTACAAAAGCCTCTAACACTATCTCTAGATAATCCTAAAATACTAGAAATTCCTTTATAGCCCATACCTTTTAACCTTAATTCTTTTATTTTTTCTTTTTCGTCCACAGTCATATGATATGCTCCTTTCAATGAGTTTTAGTGCAATAAAAAACGCCTCGAATAACTATTACTAGTTTTCTTAGCGTTTATATGTATTACCTTTTTTATTCTATCTATAATTTTAAATGCTCTTATAATCTGGATTATGTTGCATCCAACCATCTCCTGTATTCACACTTGTATCGCCATCACCATCAACCCAAATTTCTCCTCCATCAGAAAGCGTTCTCCAATGAGGTGTAACACTATGCATATTTAAATTCTCCACACCAACATCATCAAAGTCAGCATCCACAGTATCACTCATGTCTATTCCATCAGAAATTGCCATCTGGTCAGTTCCATCTAGTATATCTAACCCATCTAAACCATCTATAACGTCTATAACACCTATAGATAGTACACTTACTGCCGCTATTTTAGCAAAATCTTTTCCACATTCAATTGCTTTTTCTGTATCACCATCCAAAATTGCTCCTGCAGTGTCAATTCCTTTCTTTCCAACAGTTACAACTCCATTAGCAACGCCAGTTATTGTATCTACAGCTGCATCAAAAAATTGTGTTTTCCCCTTATTTTTTAAATAATCATCATCTGAAATTATACCTGTAACTGTATCAACAGTTCCTTCTACTAGATTTCCTAGTAATTCACCAGATTTTGAAGATACTTGGTTAACTCCTTTTCCAACATCTTTAATAAAGTCACTATTTGTAACTTCTCCAACAATTTCTATTGCTCCACCAACAACCCCACCTGCAAGCTTACCTGCAAAAGAACCTAAATCTTTAATAAAACCCATAATATTTCCCCCTATTTTCGCTTTAGTGTGTATTATAATACCATTATACCCTAATTATAACTTATATTTAATTTAATTAATATATTTGTTTTCATTATCTGAATTAAATATAACTTTCACATTATGTTCAATAAAGGAATTTTCAAATTTACTAATTTAACCATCTCGCAAATTGCTAGTTTAGATAAGCAGTTGTTATTACTATGTTTAATGCATTTTTTTATTCTAAAATTATATCCCCCCTTGCGTAATTCTGCGAAAATTCACGCGAGAGGGGGCGGCGGTCTTTAGCTTGTCCTTTGTAGAGATAATGACCGCCCTATCCGTTTAAAAATGCCCACTGTTAAAATCTGTATTCTTTATATCTATCTTCAGTCATTGTTTTAGTATCATGACAACTCTTGCAAAGTGATTGCCAATTGCTCTCATCCCAAAACAAATTCTTATCACCTCGATGTGGTTTAATGTGATCAACAACAGTTGCTTTAGTAAGTTTACCTTGTTCCTTACATTTAACACACAACGGATTAACTTTTAAAAATCTATTTCTAGCTGTTCTCCATCTACTATCATAACCACGCCTACTTGCATTTGCTCTATCATTCACATGAAATCCTTTGTGTTCATCACAGTATTTTTCTTCAGTAAGTTTAGGACAACCTGGATGCTTACAAGGTTTTAATGGTTTCTTTGGCAATCACTTCACCTCATTTCAGTCATAGAAAAAGCCACTACAGTTTTTTCTGCAGCGGCTCTTTAATTATCTACATCTCGTCTATTATAATATTATCAGAAGATGATACTCTCATTCAATCACATTTACTCTCATCTTTGGTAATAATGATTCCTTTTAGTATCTTATCATGGATGCGAAAAATATGTTGAGAACTATATCCCATATCTACTGCAATCTGCTCCCAAGTTTTAAAGCAAAGATAACGAAGTTCTAAAAGCGTTTGTTGTTCTGGATTATTTATCTTTTTTATAATAGACATTATTTCTCTCTTTAAATCCACAAGAGTATCAATATCATGATTGATTTCTCTTTCTAAATCAACCATCTTCACTATGATTCCTTCCATAGAATGCATATTACGAGTACCACTTGGTGGCATATCGCTTAGTGTAGACGTTGCTTTTGTAGCCAATTCTCGAAGCGAAACGATCTGCTCAAGCTTACTATTTATTCTTTGGTCAATACGATAGGCTTGTGCCAAATACTCTTTAGTAGTCATACTAAACACCACCTTTAAGCCAAGGCATTTTCGCGCTATAATACTTTTCTGCAATATGACTTTGACGTTCTTGTCTAAGGCTTGCCAATCTTTCAAAAGACCTTTTTTTAGAAGCATCCGCTTGTTCTTTTGTTTGTATAAAAGAACAAGATTCTCCTATACATTTATCCACAGTTAGTTTTTTACATCCGTTGTTTTTAGTCTGACCTATACAAATACTATTTATTTTCATAAACTTATCCCTCCATCTCTTAAATCCTATTACTTTTTATGTTCATGCTTATTGCTAATATTTCATTTAATTTGGCTTCATCATCTTCTCTAAGATGTCCAATAATATCTAAAATCTGTTCTTTTGATATTGTTATTACTTGCTCTGCTAATATTGTGCTATCACATTTTAAACAACAATAATTTTTAGAAGATAATTCATGATGTGTTGGAAGAGTCTTTTTTATTTTCCCTGTTATTGGTACAACTATTGTGGTTGTAGAATATTTATTTCCAATGTCATTTTGAATAACTATTGCTGGTCTTACTCCTTTTTGAACAGAACCTTGTAATTCCCCAAAGTCGACCATTATAATACTATTCCTATAAATTTTCATTTTTAACACCTCCAACTCGTACTTTCATGGCTTCAATTAAAGCAGCCTGTCCTATATCTTTTCTTTCAAGTGCTTTCATAACATCTTCATCTACTGTTCCTTTAGTTATAATATGGTGAATAACAACCGTACTCTTTTGTCCTTGTCTCCAAAGTCTTGCATTTGCTTGCTGATAAAGTTCTAAACTCCAATTAAGTCCAAACCATATTGCTGTTGATCCACCTGTTTGAAGATTTAATCCATGACCTGCTGAAGCTGGATGAACAATTGCCACCTTAATTTCTCCATTATTCCATCTTGTTATATCTTCAGAAGTATTAATTTCTTCTGCCTTAAATCTTTTAACAATTCTATCTTTATCATGTTTGTATCCATAAAACACAAGCACTGGTTTCCCATTTGCTCCTTCAATTAAATCTTCTAAAACATCTATTTTTTTATCATGTATTACTTTAACTTTTCCATTTTCATCATAGACAGCTCCATTTGCCATTTGAAGTAACTTATTTGAAAGAGCTGCTGCATTTACTGCATCTATATCTCCTTCTTCAAATGAAAGTAACATTTCTGTTTCTAATTTTTTATAAAGTTTTTCTTCTTTTTCATTCATTTTAATTTCAACCTTGTTATAAATACAATCTGGCATATCTAAATAATCAAGTGCCTTCATACTAATACAAATATCACTTATTTTTTTATAAATTGCATCTTTTGATCCATCTCTTGGTTTATATGAAAATACAACTTCTCTACTTCTTTTGTCTGGTGTAAAATATCTTTCTCTATATCCACCAATAAATCTTCCAAGTCTTTCTCCCATATCAAGTAAATTTATCTGACTCCATAAATCCATTAAACTATTTGGTGCTGGTGTTCCTGTAAGTCCAACTATTCTTTTAACATTGGGTCTTACTTTTCTAAGTGCTTTAAACCTTTTTGATTTGTGTGATTTAAAAGAACTAAGTTCATCAATTATCACCATATCAAAATTAAATTTATAATCTTCACAAAGCCATTCTACATTTTCACGATTTATAATATAAATATCAGCTTTTCTAACAACAGCTGCTAGTCTTTCTTTTTCAGTTCCAAGAATCTTTGAAATTCTAAGTTCTTTTAAATGTTCCCATTTTTCAATTTCTTTTGACCAAGTATCTCTTGCTACTCTAAGTGGAGCAATTATAAGAACTTTTGAAACTTCAAAATAATCAAAGATTAAATCCCAAATAGCTGTTAAAGTTATAACGCTTTTGCCTAAACCCATATCCAGTAAAAGTGCAAACATAGGATTATCTATAATCTTTTCAATACAGTAATTTTGATATTCATGCATATCATCTCTTTTCAATTTCATCAATTACTCCTCCAATCTGTTCTTTGTTATCTATGCAATATACCTTAAATCCTAATGATTCTAATTGTCCTTTTCTCTTTATCTGAAGAGGTCGCATTTTCTTTCCTGGTGCTTTAAGTTCCACAAATGCCATCCTTCCATTTTTCATTAAAACAATTCTATCTGACACACCTGACATTCCAGGCGATACAAACTTTAATGCCAACCCTCCACGTTTTTTAACTTCTTTTACAAACAATTTCTCTAATGTACTCTCTCTCATAAAGCCTCCTAAAAGTTTTTATAGCTTCACTACATGCTCTTTTTGACATTAGGTAAACTTCTATTTCAATCTTGGATATAGATTCTTTTGGAAACCCACCATCATTTTTCATATCTCCAGCCAAATCTCCTTTGGGGTTATCCACTCCATAATATTTTTCTATACACCACTCATAAAAACTAATCATATTTCTGCCCCTTTCTTACTAACAATCTATCCATTAGAATTCTTGTTGTAGGTTCAACCCATTGAATTCACTGAGTTTCACTCTGTATCTAATAACAAAGTGTAGGTTTCCCTATACGTGCGTATATGCATTTACGTGCGCTCACGCCTTATGCTATTATTTATTATTATTAGTAGTAATATATATATAGTTAGTTAAGTAGAGCTAATGCAAAACCAGGTAAATCAACACTTTTTAACTCTACCCAAAACTTAACTATATTTCTAACAAGACCTAACTAAATTCTAGCTAAAACTTAACTCTCCTAAATGTTCTTGTATTTCCATATAACTTATTCCACTTTTGCTTAGGGTCTTGAACCCAACATGGAATTCTTCTTAGCATTTTTGTGATTTCAAAAGACTTAAATCTTTCTAAATCAGCTTTGTTTTTCCCAAAGGCTTCACACCATATTTCGATAACAGATACTGTTTCTCTTTGAACTGTACCCTTTGGAATAATTGAATCATCATTGTAATACTCATTGATATATTCTCTGCGTTTATAGATATCAAAACTCTCCCAGTCATCAGGAAGTAACATTTCAAGATAACTTTCAATGATACCTTGGCGGTCATCAGCTTCCATAGCTTCATTTTGTAATTCATTTGCCCTCTTTTCAAGTTCAGGTGATAGCTGCAGATCCTCATTCGCTTCAAAATACACCTTAGCCTCTGCCCAAATTTGCCTAACTTCTTCCTCTGTCATATCCCAAGGCTTTTTTTCTGACCTATAAACCTTCAATGGCCAAAACCTTCTATTGCCTGTGGTATCACGTAAATATCCACGTTCTTCATTAGTAGTTCCGATAAATATACACTGCCTTGGATGAGGTGTAGCACGCTTTCCAAAACTTGCCCTATAGATGTCATTTTGACTGGATAAGAAGTTTTTAAGAATGTTTTCCTCTACCTTACTCATACCTGCAAGTTCTCCAATTTCAAGAATCCAATACCCTTGAAGCTTTTCTGCTGCGGTCTTATCCTTTGTATCAGATAGCTTTAAGGAATCGTTAAACCATTCTGAAGCTAATCGTCCGATAATAGTACTCTTACCTATTCCTGGAGGACCATTTAAAACAAGCATCCAGTCAAACTTAATCCCAGGCTTCATAACTCTAGCTACTGCTGCAATAAAAACCTTTCTGGTTACTGCTCTAGTGTATTCTTCATCATTAGCATTGAAATAATCTATAAATAATGTTTCAAGCCTTTTCACTCCATCCCATTTAGGAAGCTTATCTAAAAATTCTCTTATCGGATGGTATGAACGGTCATCTGTGACCTTAGTAACAGCTATGTTATAGTTTCTTGCTGTAAAGGAACCATAAGTTAAATCGATATAGCTTATAAGTTGAGCGTCATCTGCATCTCTCCAAAACTTATTTGGATGCTTCCAGGGAACTTCAGCTTTTATTTCCATTCCATCACTTAACTGGTTAAATGCTATTGATTTTAATTTAGGATCACATTCAAGAATAGTTATCAAATTCTTTAATGTATTAAGAACATCTCCTTTTTTACTAACTTCAAGCCTAGTCTGCCAATCTTCATCCTCAGTATTTGAAAAGTCAGTTGTGGCTTGCTCTATTCGCTCCCTTGCTAGTTGCTTTTTCACATTAACATCTTCTGTACATAACTCCTGCATTGCTTTGAAAGATGAAAGTTTTGAAGGTGATATATCCTCATCTGCTTTACCATCAAGTTCTCCAAATTTATGAATCCTTACTAAATCAAAGGCATTGCACAATTTACTACAAGCTGGATCTGTAGCATGATGTGAAAAGACAAACTTATCATCATAAATAAGTACACCTGCAGTTGAATCAGCAGGCGCATAATCATACCTACCTTCAAGTAAACTTGGCTTGTAAACATCAGATAAGAAATTATCAATAGCTTCTCCTATGGTATAAGTCCTACAAAATACTCCTATTAAACCTTCCTTTTCTAATGGGTCAGCTTGTTTAGTCATGCTGTGTTTTACTATACTTGTCTGCCTTGAAGAAACGGGCCATTTACTGCTGTCATGCCAATCCTTATATCTTGAAAGTATCTTATCTGCATCTAAAAAAACACCATCTTGCTCCTCAAAAACAAAATCTCCATCACTTGAGGTTGATGGCCAATACATTAATCTTGTAGGCTCATATGTGGTATCATCAAACTGCTCTATGCCAATATCCGAAGCTACCATTCTACCTATAGCTGTATATTCATCTGCTGTAACATTTCTTGATAAAGGTATAATTAATCTAAGTCTTGGCTTTTCAGAAGTGTGTTTGTGAGTTGAATAGATGCAGCAGGTGAAATCATAAAACATAGTGATTTGCTCCCAAAGTTCTGGTGCAGCATAATCCATATCAAGAGTTAACATTGTTCTATATTCAACATATCCATTCTTACGTTTACCCTCTTTAAGCTTTCCTCCAACAAATCCACCAACGTCTTTTACTTCATCTTGTTTTACCTTTGAAAGTCTTTTATATTCTTCTACACTTTCAGTAGTTCTTGTGGTTACTTTAACTTTCTCTACAAATTCATCCCAAGACATATTTATAGACTTCCAATACTTTGAAGTTCTGTTATTTGCAACTGATATTATCATTTTTAATCACTCTCCTTGATCTCGCATCCTGAAATAATGCTTTATAATTAAGCACCTTTTTCATAATTTATTTTTAACTCTAAACATATATTTTTAATTAGCCTAGCAACATAAGATTGACTTAAATTAAGTATTTGACCAATATCTATTTGCTTTATTCCAAGCAAGTATAATCTAAATATTTCACGTTTTCTTGGTGATAACTTTTTAGCTATCATTAAAATTTCTTCTGTGACAATTAAGTTAATTACTTCATCCATAGTATTTTTTGGTGCAGCAACTACATCTTGAATTGTTAATACGTTATTATCACTATCCTCAAAAATAACTGTTTCTATAGATATTGTCTGTACATACCTATTTTTCTTACGATTTATCATCAATATTTCATTTATCATTATCTTGCTAAAAAAAGTTGCCCATTTACTCTTATGAGGATCAAAACTTTTAATAGCTTTAACAAATGCTAAATCTCCGCATCCAATTAAATCATCATAGTCTAATTGAATGTTTAAGAATTTATTAGCTATATGAAACATAAGATGTTTATTTCTAATATATAAATTTTCTATATCTCCAGATATAAATACTTCTTCATTACTGACCATAGTGTCTGTTCCCCCTTTTTAATCTTTCTTATAATAATCACATTCATAACCATCCGCCCTAAGCGGCAAACCTCTTGACCACTTAGGAGTAACTCCCATAATGTCACACACTTCTTTTAAAGATCCTTTATTAATAGGTGCTTCAATAACCACTTCATCATGAATATGCATAACAATTTCATATCCTGCTTTATCTAATCCGAGCATTGCTTCTGCTAATAAATCACGTGCTATAGCCTGTACTATATTCTCCACAAGCTTTGGTCCATAAGTATTTATTCTCTCCCACTTCTTAGTTGCTCCAATTCCTTCATAAGTAATGCCTTCTCTATCAAATTTATTTAATTGAATTCTTGGCTTTATATAAGATAATTTTCTGCCAGATGGAAGTGTAATAAATAGAATTCCACTTTGGTATTTGAATTTAATATTTTTAACCTGCGTTTCAGTTCTTTCTTTTACTGCTTTTATTGCAGCTCTATCAACTTCCCACCATAATGAAACAATATTAGGATTAGCATTTCTCCAAGCTGTGACTAAGGGTTTTAATTCTTCTTCCTTTACTCCCATCTCTATCGCTCCCATAGATGTAAGCGCTCCAATTGAACCACCATAACCAAGGGCCAATTCTGAAATCTTACCTTTTTGCCTAAGCGGCGATGTTTTAGTTATTGTTTCTATAGGTACATGAAACATCTGACTTGCACTTGCTTCATATATTTTTCCATGAGTTGCAAATACGTCCATACGCCACTTTTCACCTGCAAGCCATGCAATTACTCTAGCTTCTATTGCACTAAAGTCAGCTACTATAAATCTGTTGTTAACCCTTGGAATAAAGGCTGTTCTTATAAGCTCCGAAAGAATATTTGATACGCTGCTATAAAATAATTGAAGTTCATCAAATCTTCCTTCTTTAACTAAATTTCTTGCAAGTGTTAAATCTGGTATATGATTTTGAGGGAGGTTTTGAACCTGCACGAGCCTGCCTGCCCATCTAGCAGTTCTGTTTGCACCATAAAATTGAAATAATCCTCTTACTCTACCATCACGACAAACAGATCTTTCTATTGCTTCATATTTCTTTATTGATGTTTTTGCCATTTCCATTCTTAGTTTTAAAAGTGCTTCTACTTCTCCATCACTATCTTTTGCAAGGTCACTGACAGCTTTCTTTGAAAGACTTTCTACTGCTATTCCATTTTCAATTAGCCAAACTTTTAGTTGTGCTACTGAATTGGGATTATCTAAACCTGTTATATTTTGAGCCTTTATTGTATTTTCTTCTTTTAAAATACTGTCACATTTGATTGCTTGTTTTACTAACTTTTCATCAATAAATATTCCCTTATCATTTATCTTCTGATCCAGCTCATAATACGCTTGCTCTTTTTCTGGTATTGGATATTTTGCAATTTTTACTTTTATAGCTTTTTCCACAATTACATCTCTTTTGCAGTAAGTTTTAAATAATTCCCATTTATCTTGTGCATAAATTGGTAAGTTTCTAGTTCTCATATTATTGGTTTTAGTAGGATTACAAGGCATACAAAAATATCTTATTAATTCTTTACCTTCATTCATTTTTTGTTTTTCCAATCCAAGAACTGCACCAACACCTGCAAGTGACAAAGGAAGTCCTAGCATTGCAGCTTGAACTGCTGTACATCTCCATGCTTTAGGTTCTAAATAACTATTAAGATGTTTAGATAAACAAGTTCTTTCAAAATTAGCATTAAAGGCTGTTTTTATAACATTATCATCTTCTAATCCTTCTACTATTTCTTTTGGCAACTTCTCTCCAGAAGCTAAATCAATAATTTTTGTTTCTGCATCATCAATACTGTATGCAAATAATAAGATTTCAAAATCATTAGAATTTGTATATGCATAAACTCCACACTTCACTAAATCCACACTAGAAAATGTCTCAATATCCAAACTTAATTCCATTCTTAAGTTCCTCCATATATATTTTTTAGAAGGTAGTGGTTTTAAACCCACTACCTTTAGATTTTTTAGCTTAAGAAATCATCATCTTCTTCAGTTGTAAAATCATCACTTGCATTTGAACGCCCACTTAATGCTTCTCCATCTTTTATCTTTTGAAGATTTCCTAGACCACAAGCTATACCTTTATTCCCATTGCTATTAAATGCATAAAAGGTAATTGATGCTCTACCATAGCAGCCTGAATATACTTCACTTTGATCCAATACAGGTCTCACAGCTTTATCTACAATTTGAGGTCTATCCTTACTATTGGCATTAATAAAGTAACTGTTTTTATAAGCCTCATCGTCTGATCTTTCAACATCTCCATCACGAAGTGGAAGTTTTAAATTAGCTGGTATCTTACCGCCAAATTTTGATATGCCATCTTTCTTAGCTTGTTCAACTGCTTTATTAATTGCATCCACGGTTTCTTTATCATCCTTTGAAATGATAAGAGATACAGAATATTTTTCATCACTACCATTAATTGATTTTGGCTCCCATATATTTGCGTAACTGAATCGTACAATTCCTGTTACAACCTTAGTTCCTTGATTTTTGTTATTGCTTGTTCCCATAATTAAAGCTCCTCCTTAAAATCTGCCTTTGCAGTATTATCTAATTTTATTGATTTTCTCTTATCACTCTCTGAAACTAATGTAATCTTACCTTTGGGCTTCTCGATAAGATTTCCAAGTATTGTTTCAAAGTTCTTTTTACCAAGTAATTTTTCCATATCAGTAATTCCTAAAAGTGTCTTTTTATAAATATCTGTATATCCTGCATTTATAGCAGCTTCTACTACTGCTGATTCATCAGAATATTTCCTATTTGAACGTCCTTCAACTAACTTATAACCTATCCACTCTTTTCCCTCATTTATTGCTTTTTCTGTTGCATAAGTATAAATATCTGCAGCCCATTTTGATAATTGATCTGCTAAACTTAAAACATCTTCTACTTCTGAATCTGTAAGCAAATCTGGCATTTTAAACTCAAATCTTGCAAGTTCTAAAAAGCTATCTGCCCTTGCTCTACAAGTTGTCCTAGCTTTGCAAAATCTACAATGTTCACTTGGAACAAATTCACCTTCTCCATTAATTGCAAGCTCTGCTTTTGGTTTTAATTCTGTTTCTGCCCAAGTAGTTAATTCATTTACTGATATTTCATAAGTTGATATTGACTCTAACCTTGGTTGTACTATTGTCATGTTTACTGCTTCTATATCATAAAGAGCTTCAAATAAATTAAGTGCTCCTAATGCATATAACATCATTTGAGGATTTTTATATGCTGATACTGCTACACCTGTACCATACTTTAAATCCACAATATAAAGAGTTCTATCAGCTACTATAACTAAATCTCCTGTTCCAAAACCTTCAGGTACATAATTGGAAAAATCTAATCTTTGCTCTATAAGAACAATAGAATCTTTGCAGCTTTGGCGTACCTTTGTTATAAGTTCAATTGCAAAATTAACATAAACATCTGTGTATTCTTCCATCTCATCACATTGAAACTCACTTTTAGGTTTCCTTGACTTAATCTTTAAAAACTTTCTAAGCTTATGCTCACTTAATTCATGAGCTGCTGTTCCTTCTGCTGCAAATACACTTGTTTCTTCATTAAATGTTGATTCAAGTTTTGGCGCAGGAGTACAAGTAAGCCACCTATGAGAACTTGAAGCTGATAATATGGCATGTAATGTCTTACTCATATAGTTTCAGCTTCCTTCAATAAGTCTTTGTAGCAAGCTGGATCTAAAGCTGTAAGTTTATCTGCACCATACTTTACAATAAGTGCTTTTACCTCAGCCTGTTTTCCCTCTCGAGATTTATCTGCTAGAACTGCTCTAACTTGCTCAAGTGTTATAATTTCTTCTTTAGGTTCTTTTGTTTGCGATACCTCTGGCACTTCTTTTAAATCTTTTGATAATGCATCCAGATTATCTGCGAGTTTCTTTAGATTTTTAACTATTTCATTTATTAAATCTGACATTTTATCATTCTCCTTTCCTTTTTACTTTTAATAATTTTGCTATTTTATCAGTAACATCATTACCTCCATGCTTGCATTCCTTAAGAACAATATTTGTCTGAGCTGGGCTTGTTATTGTAATTTTTATTGTTTGCATATATTTAACCTCCTTCTTTTTTAATTAAGCCTTACACTATATAGCCTTGGGATTTAACAATTCGAACCCCCTAAATTAAAACTTTTTTCAATTTTTTATATATTTTTTTTAATCTATTTCTAACAGCAGCTTCTGTAACTCCTGAAGCTGCTGCAATATCAACTATTTTCATGTTTTTATAAAATACTTTTTCTATCAATTCTTTCTGCTCTGGTAACAATATATCCAAGGCTTGTTCTATTTCATCTATTACTTCTTTTTGTTCTAAATCCAATACTATGTCTACACTATTATCTTCAAATTGAAGTCCTGCATCTTCCATATAATCAATAGAATTATGTCTCCTAGTTTCTTTTCTATTATGGTTATAAATATCTCTATCAATTTCTATTGACACCTTTGTAATATTTTCTGGAACCTCAATTTCTACTATTTCTCCTGTTACAAATTCATATGATATTTTCATTTTTATTTGCTCCTTTCTTCTTGCCTTGTAAAGCTAGAAGAAAGTCAGCAAATGCTAAAAAGAGGTCAAAAAAAAATGACCAGAGTAAGCTATTATTTTCTAGCTTTACTCCGGCCATTTGGTATCTCTATTAATTAGGATCACTTGCTCGGTAGTTAATATGTTAGAACTAAGAGGATTTAAATTCTTATTAGTTCATTATTTTTGTGTTCTGGTATTTTGTAGTTTAATTGCTACTACTGCTCTGCATTTAGGACATTTTATTGAAACCAGTCCAATTGCACCTCTTTCTAAATCAAAAAGTCTTTTGTTGCTACAGCTTGGACAACTTACGTGTATTACTTTTTCTTTCATTTATACCATCTCCAATTTTCAAATTATAGTTAAATTTTACAGAACATATGTTCCCATGTCAATATCTACTTGTAAGCTTTTTTGCTTACACATTATCTAAAAATATAACAGCAAGTTAATGCTGTTATATTTTAAAATGCAATACTTGTACTATATAAATTATCCTCAAATGGATTCTCAAATAAATATAAATTATTTAATCTTACTCCAGCTGCTTTTTTTGATACATTAAATACTTCAGATACTTTGTCAATTAATAGAGTATTATAGGCATCGTTATTCCAAAAGCTTTGATAAGTAAGCTCTTCTACTATTTGTTTATCAGTACATAATTTTAACATTACTGATTTCGGCATCAACAAAGCTGATGAAAAATAATTTGCTTGCCATTCCATAGTATCATCATCTGTCCATTTTGCTAAAGGCTTAAAATTTCCATCAATATTAATTGCTCTACATTTAAAATTATTTTCATTACAAATATTAAATAGTAATACTTGTCCAGTAGATTTGCAATATTTATGCTTATGAAGTATCCAATGAGCACCTTCATGAATCGCTGTAAATCTATATCTATGTTCTTGCTTTTCTTCTAATAAAGTATTATCTATAATTACAGTTCCCTTTTTAACCTTTATATATTCTGCTCTATTTGTTTCTTTATTATATACAATTATTTTATTTGAATCTTCAAAAACCATCATTCCAAGATATAAACCACAATGAGTTAAATATTGAAAATCTTGATCCAATCCTAAATATTCTGTTAAAAATCTGTCTTCATCAATAGGTTGAGGTGCCTCTAATGCTTTTGGGTAAAAATCCATGAGACACCTCTCTGCAATACAATCAATTTCGATTTTGCTTAAAATAGGTACACCGTTTGACTTGGTGCGAAAGACTGGACTATACATGAATGAAAATTACCCCTTTCTATCTTCAAGTTCTTCTATAAACTTTTTCCACTCTTCCTCTCCAAGGTTTAGATCCATAGCCTTTCTTAATGCAGCACGTACATAATCTCTTTTCATAATATACTCTGGTAAATCTGGAGAAATAGAATTTCTCTTCTTTCCAGCTAAATCATACATATATCTGCACTCTTCCTCGCTTAGAGAAAGTATAACTGCTATTCCATCAAGCTTATCTTTATCTGGAGAATTACGCCTATCTTTTTCTATGTCACTCAAATAGGGTGGAGTAATCTTTAGTAATCTGGCCATTTCTCTTAGTGTTATTTTTTTTTCTTCTCTTTTGCTAGCAATAAATTCACCAAAACTTTGTTCAACATTCTTATTCATATTTATTCATCCTTCAATCTTCACACTCACTCTAAATTATTATATCTATTTTGATTATCTACACATTAAACGATTCTTTAAATTCTCAATCGTGATTTTCTTCTTTATCCCTTACTTCACCACATACTTTTAATCGTTTTTATTACTTTATAATCATTTCACTAATTTTAGGCTTATCTTAAAATCTTCATCACTCTAATCATTAAATGTTTGTTGATTCTGAATGAATTTATTGTTATATTACAATTTAGCTACTTGCACTAACCAGTATGCTTGTAAGCTAAGTTGCTAATTCTATTATATTGCATATTGAAAATATTGTAAACATACTTTCATAACAATAATTTTTACAATTTATATTATTATTCGATTA